CGCAAAGGAGGAAGTATGATGAGTGACATCTATATAAACGAGGCGACAGGAAAAAAGATTAAGGTTTATCAAGAGACATGGGTTCATGTATGGGACGATGCCGATGACAATTTAAACTTTTGGGATACGGCAAAAGGTGTCGCTGATTGGTGCATGGAAAGTGTAGAAGATGACTACACAGAATCAGGAGAACATGAGAAGTGTGAGTATTGTGGGGGTAATTGTTTCCACGAAGACGCTGAAGAGATTTGTGATGAATACGATGAAGACTCAATGGGATATTACTACGACTATAAAAAATATAAAAAATGCAAGGAAGCATACGACGATGAGGATTGGCTAGAAGTAATTGATGCGTCTGATTGTAGGTATTGTGATCATGAAACAGAAGAAAGATGGGTAGTTGAGGAGGTGAATGATGAAGCCAAAGTTTAGGGCAGGTATCGATGACCCACAGATATTTTTTGAGGAAGAGTTTATGGCACATCTATATGATCATTACCCGATCAATAACAACGATGTCTTACTTCACTACATGGAAGACGGAACATACTTCGAGAACTGGTTTCAAGATAAATACCCAGACGAGTGGGAAGCTGACAACAAAGCATGGGAAGAACATAAGGCACGAGTTAAGAAAATAAAAGAGGCAAACAAATTAGAATCAGAACGACAAGCAGAACTAGATGAGATTGATAGACGAATGAAAGGGGCATCACAATGGACGATATAGATAGATTAGAAAGAGACATAGACCCACCTGAACCACAAGAACCTATACGCATTAAATCATGGTGGATAGGGTATCGTTGGGAAGATGGCACGGAAGATACGCTTAACCTAGACGATAACTTTAGACAAGCTAGAAGTGACATCGAGGGTGTGTTAGACGAGGTTGAATACGAAGTCAATCGTGATATACTAGAAAACCAAGCACAGAAGTATGGTGATCCCGATGGTGACTATTAAAGGAAAATGAAATGACAGATAAGAAAGAGAAACAAATCATAGTCGAACAGATTATGGTGACAGGCTATGTCAAACATGGTAATGGTAGAAAAACAAAGTTTGAATTTGATAAGAAAGCGTTTGAACCTAAAGATTTGGAAAGTATTTTTTCGGGACTAGGGAGGATATACAAGTGACACAACATCAGAAGAACGAAGAAAAGAAACGCAAGTTTGAAGAAGACATTATTGAAGTAGCAGTAGCAGAGTATTACGAGTATGTCGATGTGCATAAGAGAACAAGGTCAGAGAAAGATGCAAAGATGTTCTATGATGCAATGCGACTAGGTATTGTAAGAGGTATTAACTACGCAACAAATCAGTATATGCAATCAATAAAAAACTTTGAGGAGGGTAAGCATGAAAACAAAACCGATATTTAAAACACCATCATCGCCAAGTTATAAAGGCTATGACAGAGAAGTATATTTAAGTGAATACACACCGATCAACAAAGAACACTACAGACGATTAAGATTTTGTGCAGTGGTATCGGTAGGGATTAATGTGTTTCTTTTACTTGTAATGGTGATGAGATGATGACTAAAGAAGATGCATTAGTAGAGGCAATGGTAAGAGCAGTTGTAGCACCAAGTGATACCGAGTCAGACCAAGCGACAGAGTTAGCACTAGAGATATCAAGGAATATGTCGATAGGCGAGGTGCAAGAATGTCAGCAAATAGCAATTAGAATTATCGAAAAGAAAAAAGAGTTAGATCAGATTTTAGATAAGCATATGAACAAAGAGAAAATACATTAGGAGAATATATGAAAAAGTTTAGCGTGGTAGTCGAGGTAAGCATGGAAGAAAGTAAGTATGAAGAGGTAAAGACATGGGAAGTAGAACCGAGTGACCATGTCGCTACATTGTTAACAGAACCATTACGAGAGACAGGCATGGTTGTCAAGGCATACGCAGTCGAGACGGATCATAGTTTATATGATCGACAAAAGAAACATCAAGATCACCTCTTACAAGCAGACGCATACAACGATTTAGAAGAAGAAATTATTAGTCGTTCTTGTGTTGGCGGAGTGTGTGAAGATTGATGATCGACATAATAAGGTTTATAGGACTAGTATGGTTGATTTATATTTTATTTAAAACATGGATGAAAGAGGGAGAGTAATGGAGAGAGACTACGAGGAGTATGTTGACGAAGAAGTATCAAGCATTGAGTGGGAGGAAACAATTAAGCTACAAGCAATGTTTGAAGATAGTGCATTACAAGACGCGAGTGCTTATGCTCGTATGATACATAAAAGTGTAGATCGATTTAAAAACAAAGGAGATAGATAATGGAACAGATGGAATTATTTGAACAGAACGATGCAGACATCAGAGAACATTGGGGAAACCTAGCTAGTAATTTCTTGGTAGGTAAAACAATTAGACGCGTAAGATATTTAAATGACCAAGAGCGTGAAGATATTGCATGGAATAAGTCAGCGTTGATTATTGAGTTTACTGATGGTCATTGGATAATCCCGATGCGTGATGATGAAGGCAACGATGCGGGTAGTCTATGGACATCAAGCCAATCAAAACTAAATGTGATACCAACGATATAGGAGAAGCAAATGGCTAAACCATATATCAAAGTAGTAAGTATTAAAGATACAAAAGCAGGTGATTGCAAGTTAACTTTAGATATGAACCAAGCAGGTAGAGAAGTTATATTACAAGCAGGTATTCAAAAAGCATTATCAGATTATATGATAGCAAACACAAAGAAATTATCTTTTTGGAATAAACTACAAATCTGTTGGGGTATATTGAAATGACACCTGAAGCAAAGGTAAAGAAACAAGTTAAGAAAGTATTAGATGATTTAGGGGCATATCATTTCTCACCATTGACTGCGGGATATGGTCGGAGTGGTGTGCCTGACATCATTGTTTGCTACAAGGGAAAGTTTATTGGCATCGAGTGTAAGGCCGGTAAAGGTAAACTTACTGCGTTGCAAGAATACAACATCGAGCAGATAAAACGCAATCAAGGCTTGGCAATCGTGATAAATGAAGGTAATATAGAGACACTATTGACTCTAGTAAAGGAGATCGAATGACTAGGTTAACAGCAATATTAAAAAGTTATAGAAGTAAAATAAAAAAAGTAATCAAAGATAATGTGAATCACCCATCACATTACACACAAGGCGCGATCGAATGTATTGACGCTATCAAGGAAGCCACCAAAGGACTATTTGGAATCGAGGCAGTATGCACTGCTAACATTATCAAATATGTTTGGCGATGGAAATTCAAAAACGGACTAGAGGATTTAGACAAGGCCTCATGGTATCTAGAAAGATTAAAACAAGAAGTTCGGAATAATAAAAAATAACAAGGAACTGGCTTCAAAGCTAAGTGCTGATGTTATAAGGAGACTGCTATGTTAGATCAAGCATTGTTATGCCTCGCCACGACCATTTACATGGAGTCGGCGCAAGAACCGAAACAAGCGCAAATCGCAGTGGGATATGTATTAATGCGAAGAGCCGAGTTTGAACACAAGAACGTATGCTATCAAATGAAACGCCCCTATCAATTTAGTTGGTATGGAGTAGTTAAACCGCCATCGGTGATCCGACAAGAATATAAGGATATAGCATACAAAGTATTACATAGATTAGAAGTAGATTATAGTTATGGTGCGACCCACTTTCATGATACAACAATTACGAAACCAAAGTCATGGACAGGATTGCAACCTGTAGTAAAATGGTCAAACCTAATATTTTATAAACAAGGTGGAAGTAAATATGCAAGAAATCCTTAAACAACCATACGCATGGTCAACGGAAGAATTCAATGTCAATGGCGAATTAGTATGGTCATCGATAACACAATTCCGCCCCAAAGAATTGTCGTGGATACGAGACCTTCCTAATAAGAAACATTACATTACGATCACCCCTCTCTACAAAGATGAAGCAAATGCTGAAAAAATTACAGGAATTAAAAGCTATCGTGAATCTACGCAACGTCTTACTGATGCTTATAGTGGCCTTTAATGTGGGATGTGCTACTGTTGCCACAAGTGTTGCTACACAGGCGGGAGTGCAAGTAGTAGGCGAACAATATTTGATTGCACAAAACAAACCTATCATAAGGTGTAATTTATATAATGTAATGAAGGGAAACAAAATGTGCAGAGTTTATAGACAATACAGGAGAGCATGATGGATAAAAAATATGATGGCACAGGGTTTATATTAGTGGGACTTATTGTAGGATGTTGTATCACTTGGGGGATTATGAAGTATAATAATACACAGACTAAATATAAGATGAATCTTAAATGCATACAAGGTGAACTCTATGAAGAGATCAAACCTAATATGTTTGTGAAGTCGCACCTAGAATGTTTTGAACAAAGGACTTTTTAACATGGATACAATAGCAATTCTAACTGTAATTTATATAGCTGTATGGTTCGGAGTAT